AAGCCCTTCTAGGCAAGAAAGAACGTATAGTGTTTGAGCAAAGCAACCAAGCGATGTATGACAAATTATCTGAATTAAAAGACAAGATAAAAGATATCTCAACGTTCAAAGAAGGTTTCTGGAAAGGTTTTACGAAACAGGATAATAAAACAAAAGGGCAGGTTCAGGATTTGCTTAATAAATTCTACGATTCAAATAAAACTGAACTTGATAAGTTGGGTAGGACGAATTCCGACCTAATAAACGCGATGGGTTTTGCTGGAGTAAATAAGGGACTATTTAAGGTTCCCGGTGGTGGAATGTTTTTTGGCGCGATTCAAGCATTAGCTAATAGCCTTGGTATCGCTTACCACAAAACAGACACGGAAAAAGAACTGATTGAAATTATGACTAAATGGGGCCTTATTGAAAAACCACGACCAGATCATACCCCAGAAGAACAAAAATTCTACTGCGAGAGAAGAGAGGGATGGGAATGGGACGAAGACGCTCAAGTTTGTAGGATGAAGTCCGCTGATAGATTAAGTGAAGACAAAAGATTCGTGCCGCAATATTGATTAAATGAAACGGACAATAGTCCCGAAAAAGAAATGGCAAGAACTAACAGACGAGGAACTAGGTGGCAAAAGAGATAAGACTGTCTGTGTTGTTAGGTACGGTGGGTTTGGAGACGCTCTCCAGATAAGTTCTATATTCCCGTTACTTAAAAAACAAGGCTACAGTGTTTGCGTAAACGCTACAGAGAGGTCGAAAGAGATACTTGCTCACGACCCCAACGTAGACGAGATGTTAATACAAGATACCGGGCAGATACCTAATGAAGAACTAGGTCCGTACTGGGAAAGAATAACTCCGTTATTCGATAAGTTCATAAATCTTGGTGGTGTTGTCGAACAAGAATTGTTATGTCTGGAAGGGCAAGACATCTACAACTGGTCGCACGATAAACGCCACGCTAAATTGAACGTTAACTACGGGGAAGCACTTCACGATAAGGCTGAAGTGAAGCATAAATTCCGTCCTAAGTTTTACCCGAGCAAGCTGGAAAAGAAGTGGGTTAAAAAGCAGCGTAAAGATATGAAGCTGGCTCCCCACAAGTTCGTGGTTATGATCGCGCTATCTGGATCAGCCGTTCATAAAGCATACCCGCACATGGACGCTGTTATGGCTAACTTTCTTATAAGGTGGCCTCACGTCCGGTTTGTCATGGTCGGAGACGACTTCTGCAAGATGCTGGAAGTTGGCTGGGAAAAAGAAAAGAGAGTCTTCCTTAGAAGCGGTGAATGGAGTCTCAGAAACACTCTGGCGTTTGCTCAGACAGTTGACTTAGTTTTGGGCCCAGAAACCGGGGTCCTGAATGCGGTGAGCGCAGAAGATGTCGCAAAGGTTGTTTTATTAAGCCACTCATCAAAAGAAAACTTAACGAAGCACTGGGTAAATACTACCTCACTCACTCCAGATGGGGTGGGCTGTTACCCGTGCCACAAGATGCACTACGGATTTAAGACTTGCAACAGAGATCAAAAAACAGGTGGCTCACTATGTGCAGCCAATATCGACCCCAACAAAGTGGTGGATGCTATCGTATTTCACAGGAAACTAAAGAATGACATTTCTGGAACTTTGTCAAACCGTTAGGCAAGAAGTCGGAGTATCCGGCACTGGCCCTACGACAGTCCTAAATCAGGAAGGACAACTTAAAGTCATCATAGACTTTGTTGCCGACGCGGATTTCCAGATACAAATCCTATGGGATGACTGGGATTTTCTATGGGCTCAGTACTCATCCACCCTCTCAACAGGTGTGGCTGCCCCAGCTACCGCAAAGCCAACTGACTTAGGGACGTGGGACATGAGGTCGTTTTACCTTGATTACACCACGAATGCCTCCGCCTTTTTGACCCCACTGTCTTACACCGACTGGCGGTCTGATTACAGGCAGGGCGTGGCCACAAACTCTTTACCGACTTATGTTGTAGTCCAGCCGGATAAAAATGTATTTGTTGATGCCCCACCTGATAAAGCCTACACAATCACTGCGGACTATTGGAAAACACCCACGAGAATGGCTGCAAACGCAACAGTATCTCCAATACCAGTTCAGTTCCATAGGGCGATTGTTGCTAGGGCTAAAACAATGTGGGCAGAGCGAGAAGAAGCACCAGATATTCTGGTTGGCGCTTCCGCTGAATATGCTGACGTTCTAGATAAGCTGGAATCTAATTCATTGCCAGACCAAAGAACTCGTCGTCTATCCTCATCTGATACCGAGATTACCATTACAACAGCATGAGTAGCTTATACAACCAAATCATAAGTAGGGCTGGGGTTCGCGGCTCCTCGATGACGGCTAGGTATTTCCCCTTTGAAGGGGGAGAGATACTTACTGACCCGGCGCTCTCGCAATCTCCCGGCAGCTTACTCTACGGTAAGAACTACGAGGTGTACCCGGAAGGTGGATACAGGAGAATCGATGGTTATGAACGTTTTGATGGAAGGACTAAACCATCAGAGAGTTTTTATTGGATACTTGAGTTCAACGCTGGCACTACGGCCACGGTAGATACAAATGTAATTACGGGAGCAACTTCTAGCGCTACAGGGGAACTTATCGCTAATTCGGTAGTAGAGAGCGGCTCTTACGCTGGTAACGATGCTGTTGGTTACATGGTTGTAGCTTTGTTATCAGGAACTTTCGCGGTAGGTGAAAATATTCAAGTTAGCGCATCTACGGTAGCGGTTGTTAAAGCTGTAGCTAACGTTTTAGGGGCAACCACTGACGCCCTTGACACAACCTACACAAGAGCAGCAATAGAACGGGCAAGATCAAAGATAGGGACCGTAACTGGATCAGGGCCTATACGAGGTGTTTGGGTATATAACGGCGCTACTTATGCACTTCGAGATAACGTCGGAGCCACAGAATGCAAGATGTTCAAAGCAAGTACTTCTGGATGGGCCGCTGTTGATTTAGGGAAATATATCAAATACAACACAGGGAGCGCCGAAGTAAGTGAAGGTGATACCTTAACTGGGGCAACGTCTGGCGCTTCTGGAACAGTAAGGCGAGTTGTAATCCGAACAGGAACTATTGGGACCTCTGACGCCCTTGGTGTTTTTGTTTTAACGGGAGTTAGTGGAACATTCCAAAATGCCGAGAATTTACAAGTAAGTTCTTCCACTGTAGCTGTATCGACTTCGGCCTTGATTACCGTTGCATTAGTACCCGGCGGTAGATATGAGTTTGTGAACTACAACTTTGGCGGCTCTACTTCTACTAATAGAATGTACTGGGTTGATGGGTTCAACACCGCGTTTGAATTTGATGGGACATACGCGGTCCCGGTGTTTACTGGGATGACTGTAGATACCCCCAAGCACTTAGCGGCCCATAAGAATCATTTATTCCTAGCCTTCCATAAGGGCTCAGTTCAGCACTCATCTATATCAAACCCTTATGGGTGGACAGTGGTGACTGGCGCGGCGGAGATGGGAACTGGTGATGAAATCACTGGTCTACAAGTAATGCAGGGTGACACACTCGCTATATTCAACAGGAATCGTTTGTATATTCTGTACGGAGAAAGCACTGCGAACTGGAACTTGAAAACATTCTCGGCCAATTCTGGTGGTATTGAATGGACTATACAGAATCTAATCGACACCATGTTCTTGGATGACCGTGGTGTAACTACGTTCCAAGCTGTTAATGCTTATGGTGACTTTGACATGAACTCCATAAGTAAAAAGGTCAAGCCTGTTATTGATGAAAAGAAGGGTTTATCCATAGCGTCTGTAGCAGTAAGAAGTAAGGGTCAATACCGACTATTTTACAACGATGGGACTGGCATATACGCCACGTTCTCTGGTAACAAAATAGCTGGATTCATACGGACAGATTTAGGGAAAGTTGTTTACACCATATGTTCTGCCGAAGATGCTAATGGTAATGAAATTATATTCTTTGGATCAGATGATGGGTATGTGTATCAGCTTGATGCTGGGACTTCGTTTGATGGTGCGGAAATAGAGGCAATCTTACGGTTTGCTTACTACCATTACGATACCCCAACTCGGGATAAAAGATTTAGGAAGATTCAGTTTGAAATGTCTGCGAATTCTAATGTAGATGTTAAGTTCCAACCAGACTTTTCATACGCTGATCCAGATGTGCCGGAAGCTAGAACTAGGGACCTTTCCATTGAAGGTAGTGGTGGTTACTGGAATATAGCTTACTGGAATAACTTTAACTGGTCGGGACAGATTATATCAACGGCAGAAGAGAACTTGGATGGTGTCGGCACAAACATGGGACTTTTGATTTTGTCTGAGGCTACCTACGAACAACCGCATACCCTACAGGGTGTGACCGTACATTTCTCGCCACGGAGGATACGTCGCTAATGGCGAATGACTATTATACAAGACAAGGCTCTTATACAAAGGGAACTCTAGCAAGAGGGGACGTTGTTAAGTCCGATTATGATGCTTTGGTTACTGCTTTTGATTTAGCTCAAACAAATATTAAGAGGGCGATCAAACTTCCAGATGAAGGAAGTCCACAGACTGACTTTTTGTTTACTGAAAATGCCGCTAACCGTGCTACGAAAGCTATTGGCTTCGATACGGCTGGCGCATTAGAGTTACAGGCAGGTGTAGGTAACTGGGAAGGCACATGGGCTACATCCACTGCTTACACATTACGAGATGTAGTAGTTGACGGTGCCGCAGGTGCTAATACTGACAACATCTATATCTGTATTGTCGCTCATACCTCTGGAACATGGGCCACCGATCTAGCCGCATCTAAGTGGTCATTGATGATCGATGTCGAGGAAGCCAGAAACTGGGCCAGAAAGACAGATGGGATTGTTGATTCAACTGATTACTCATCGAAAGCCTATGCAATTGGTGGCACTGGCGTAACAACTACATCAGGAAAGGGCGCGGCTAAAGAATGGGCCGTCGCTACTGGTTTAGTGGATACGGCTAGTTACTCATCGAAAGAGTACGCACAAGGAACTGCGGCTTCTACTGGTGGGTCTTCAAAAGATTACGCACAGAAAACTGATGGCGGTGTTAGCGGTGCAACATCAGATCATTCAGCTAAAGCATGGGCAGTTGGTGGTACTGGAGTAACAGATACCGCATCAAAGGGTGCCAGTAAAGAATGGAGTATTGAAACTTCCGGCACAGTCGATGGAACATCCTATTCGAGTAAAGAATATGCCCAAGGCACCCAAGCATCGACAGGCGGTTCAGCAAAAGACTACGCGCAGAAGGTTAATGGCGGCGTTAGTGGAGCAACCTCGGATCACTCTGCCAAAGCATGGGCGGTGGGTGGTACGGGTGTCACCTCAACAGCCTCTAAAGGTGCTTCTAAAGAGTGGGCAATAACGGCAGAAGATACGACCGTTGATGGAACCAGTTATTCTTCTCTTCACCATGCCGCTAAAAGTGCCGATTCAGCTACCGCTTCAGCCAGTTCAGCTACCGCTTCTGCATCGAGCGCGACAGCGGGTGCGTCAAGTGCGACTGCCGCCGCAAGTTCGGCAACGGCTTCTGCAAGTTCAGCCACAGCCGCCGCCGCAAGTTATGATGCATTTGATGACCGTTATTTAGGTAGCAAGAGTTCCGACCCAACCCTTGACAATGACGGTAATACTTTATTAGATGGTGCCTTATATTTTAATACGACCAACAATGTAATGATGGTCTATGATTTGGGCGGCACTACTTGGAATAGAACTACACCGACGACGACTGACCAAGGCCACATTAATACCGTAAGCGGGATTGCGGCTAACGTAACGACAGTTGCTGGTATCTCTAGTGATGTTACGGCAGTTGCTGGTAAGTCAACTGAAATAGGATTGTTGGGTGTTGCCGGGGTTATTACTGACATGGGCATACTTGGTACTGCCGATGTAGTTACAGATATGAATGTTCTTGCTACAGCAGATGTAGTTACAGACATGAATACTCTTGGAACCGCAGATGTTGTAGCAGATATGAATGTTCTTGCTACAGCCGATGTTGTTGCCGATATGAATACTCTGGGTACAGCGGCTATCGTTGAAGATATGAACTTGCTTGGCACTTCCGCCAACGTAGCGGCGATGGCATTGCTTGGAACTACAGATGCTATCGCGGATATGAATACACTCGGTGTTGCTGATGTAGTAACAGACCTCAATACCCTTGGTACGGCAGACGTAGTATCAGATATGAATACGTTGGGTACTTCCGCAAACGTAACCGCGATGGACACCGTGGCAACTAATATTGTCGGGGTTAATAGTTTTGCTGAACGGTATAGGGTTGCTTCGGCTGATCCAACAACTTCTTTAGACGAAGGCGATCTTGCATACAACACTACTGCGAATGCCTTGAAGTACTACGATGGTTCAGCATGGAACGCAATTACTTCCAATACTGACGTAAAGGTTAGTGTGACTGCTAGTGATACCACGCCGGGATACTTAGGTGCAAAAATTGCGGCAGGTACTGGTATAAGCCTGAGTACTCTTAATCCAAGCGGTAATGAACAGATTCAAATAACTTCTTCAGCAGACGCGGCAGGGACAGCCGTGGCGATGGCTAT